TGACTTCAACGGTCGGGGTGTGGTGAAGGGTGGATGGATTGTGGGAGTGATCGGGAGCCTAGCGTCTTGGATCCGCGAGGTACTGTTGTGGCACTCTGTTCAGACACTGGAGACCATAGTCGCGCCTCAGGATGGCGGAAAGTCCTGGGTTGGCGCAGAAGTAACCGTAGTCACTCTGTGCGAACTCCTCGACTTGTCCGATTTCTTGTACCGTGAGGCGGTATCTGCGGTAAACGCTCTCGTCCAGGTAAGTGTGTATCTCGGTGTTCACCGTCTTGTAGTTGGTGTCGGCGAGCACATACTTATCGAAAGCAGTGTCATGAGGTCCGGCTGCGTGCTTCATCATGCGAATGAGAGAGCAATCTGAGGTAGGGTAAAAACCGTGTAATAGAGCAGCTTGGAATTTCTTCCCGCGAGTGCGCAAGTCTCCGCGTCCAGGCAAGTCTTGACGACAAGTTCCAGAGGCACGAAGAAGGACACCGAGGTTGAGCATAGCATGACGCTCACCGTCGGTGCAGGCAATCGGGGAATTTTTGAGGAACTGGAGATCCTCGGGGAGTGCACAGTACTCCAGGGTGCAAACGTATCCTGTCAAGTGTATCGCCGCCAAAATGGCTGACTCGACATGTAACCTTCCGTAATTCAAGGTTCCAAAAGGCGTGGAAAAGAGGAGACGTCCAGTGGGTAGTGGTGTGTCTCCTATCGCCATGCCGATTAATTCGTTTGATCCGTTATTTAGACAGGTTGTGATTGTGCTTCCAGAATACAGCCTCGGGGAACCGTCCTTAGTGCCAAAAATGACACGGTGACGACGGTTACCCGCTGAGCGGACTTCAAAAGGGAGACGACATTGGTCGACCAACCTCTTCATATCTGCCCGGTGGGGTCCGGCGAGGGTTTCAAGCAAGGAGAACATGTGCTTAGAGTGAGATGCGTCGCACCCGGATATGTCCAGGTTGTAACGATAAATCTCTCCGTTGCACCGAATACCAACACACGAATCATCTGAATGGAAGTAGAATGCGAAACGCCCTTTAGGGTCGATTAAGTCCGCAAATACACCATCCAAGACGCTAGGCGTTGGTTTTTGAATAAAAGTGAGTGTTCCTCCTGCGTAATGGAAGGGTTTTTGATCAATACAATCCTTCATCATTTTGGACAACCATGCCCCTTCAAGCGAAGCAAATACACCGAGGTCACCTATAGCCCTCAGGTATTTGTTTGGCTTTGCCACCTCGTCCTTCTTGGCTTTATAAAGGACGAGCTTCCCCATCTTACCTACTCGCATCCAAACGTGCTGCCAATGTGTTCCGTCTTGGACAGAATCAAGGTAGGCTCGTAGCCTTAAAGCACGTTTAGGATGCGGATCGTTATGGTGTAGGAGCGCTTCATTTTCAATGTTCAAATATGTATTATGATCGGGCAAATGACTATTGAAAAAGGCTTCGAGGGGGGCGGAGTGTACTTGGATGAAAAGCTCTTGGCGGAGCGTGGCGGCTTCATCCTCTCCTGGTTTGTCAGGGAATCTCAATCCTGTTAAACGACGGACGGCATACTTCATACTAATGTTACTGCCGTCGAAAACGTTCCCGTTAGTTTCGACCGCCGGTCCGAAACGTGTTCGATAAGATTGGTCCTTGCGATCCAGCACGGACTCTGGGAAATTGAGATCCCCTGCTTCGTCGACGAACTTTCCACCACACAAGACTCGGTAGTTCGTATTGAATTTAAAGAGTTTGTCACTTGTGCATTGGATTGTCCCCCAACGGTATACGGGTCGGTAGGTTGGGTTTAGGCCAACCGACCCTTGCTCCGAAAACACGGAGCTGTGGAGACGACACGAGGGAGTTTATTGCCATTGGCGATGTCCTGCATGACACGTACATTGTGCAAAAAATCGATAGTATTGTTGAAAGTGGCGTCGTCTCTCACCCATGCCTTGTAATTTGACATGATCTCCACGTAGGAGATCAGCGCTTGGTGCCCCGTTGTCGTGACCTTTCCGTCGTCCATGATGAACTTGGTTTTCTTGAAACTTGGAGTGGCCAATACCATCTGTATCATCAAAACATAAACAGGTTTCATGTCAACGCGACCATAACCAGCTTGTTCGACCAGATTGTTATAGCACTCTCCGAGTGAGTCCTTAGTGGAGAACCGATAGGACCTCTTCGCATTTGGATTTGCGGAGGACGGCCCCATAAATGGGATATTACCACGTTGGTACTTCAACCAGAAGACTCGACCATGATCGATGGCATTTCTTGTTTGCTCAAGTGCACGGTCATTACTCGGCGCCTTGCGGTGCCCGATATTGAGAGCTTCTAGGACAAGATTCCGAAGTTTCCATCCTTGGTGTTCACCCTTCGAGTACACCGGTCGCAACTCAGAGTAGCAAACGTCCGGTGGCCCCATTACGACTGGGGCTGTGGGTGATGGGATAGGAGGTTCTATTGGGACGGGTTTAGGGGGGGGCAGCTGGTGGCGCATCACGAGCACTCGCGGCCTCTCCCACCAATTCACTGTAGAAGATTGGGCGGCCTGCGGAAGATACGAGTGTTTGTAGTCAAGGGAGCTCTTGCGTGATGGAGGTGGACAGCATTTGGTGGCGCAGACGGTATGCAGCTGCGGAGGCTTCTCGACCTCCGGCTTCTCATCGTCATACTCATTAACT